AAGCGGCTGAAAAAAGATTGACGTCTCCCTCCAACCTCGTCAATACGCTTGACGTTCGGCCGCTTCCTCGTGGTGGTGGGAAAGTTGGGATGAGATGGCATAATTCTGAAGAAAAACTGGACATTGCGGAAGCTTCCCTAACCCAACCATCTCGTAAAGTAGCAGAGACTTTTGGAGTATCTCCTTCCACAGTAGAAAGAATCAGTAGAGATCCCTCTCTTCAACCTCAACTTGGAAAGAAAGCTGAAGAGCTTCGAGACCTTGCTCTCGATAAGTTGATGGCTTCTTTGGGTGTCATCAATGACCAAACATTGAGCAAGGTAAGCGCGAGAGATGCATCCATGATTGCAGCGAATATGTCGAAGGTTGTGGATCGTCTCTCTCCAAAAGCCGCACCAGATAATCGTGTCTTGGTTATCTATGCACCTCAACAAAGGGATGAAAAGAATTTCAAAGTAGTTGATTTATGATGAAACGTTCAATGTTTGATGATTTGAGTGATGATTCGAAACGAGAGATTGAGAGCAACTTTGAGAGTGTCACTTTTGAGGCAAATGAATTACCTCCTAGATTGCGTGAAAGACTTAACTTGGAGTATGAGGAGCTTATTGAATTTTTCCGACGACGTCCAGAAAAATTCAAAGTCCATCCAAAATAATGGACGAGACTGTATGGAAGCCATTCAAGAGACAAATTGATTTCCTATCTCTACCAGATTCGATATTTGAGGGTTTCTATGGCGGAGCTGCTGGTGGTGGGAAGTCAGAGCTACTTTTGATGCTTCCAATAGCTCGTGAATTCATAAAGAACCCACGTTTTAAAGGTCTCATCCTCAGAAGAACTTTCCCAGAACTAGATAAAGAAATCATTCTACGATCAAGGGAGTACTATGGACTAAGTGGTGCGCTCCCTTATAGTGATGAAAAGAAGCGTTGGGTTTGGCCGTGGGGTTCTGTGATCCAATTTGGTCATGCTGAATATGAGAGAGATATTCGAAAGTATGACACGGCGGAATATAATTACATAGCCTTCGATGAATTAACTTCCTTCACTGAGTTTCAATACATGTATTTGGCGATGACTCGTTGCCGTTCATCGTCCCCCGAACTTCCAGCGATCGTTCGTAGTGCGAGCAATCCGGGCAATGTGGGCCACGGATTTGTTCGAAAGAGATTTGTGGAACCCGCACCATCTGGTGGAGTCATCATCCGAGATTCTGTGTCTGGGATGAAACGAATTTACATCCCCTCCAAAGTTCAGGACAATCCTCACATCATGAAGAGTGACCCAACATATGTCAACCGCATGATGATGCTGCCTGAAGCTGAGAGGAGAGCCAAACTAGATGGTGATTGGTGGACATTCTCTGGACAGGTCTTTGATGAGTGGCGGGATGAGAAGATGCCTGATGAGCCACCCAATGCCAGGCATGTAATTGAACCTTTCGAAATTCCATCTTGGTGGCCTCGTATTCTAGCCATTGATTGGGGCTTTGCAGCAATGATATGGGCTGGATGGTTTGCGCTAGCTCCAGATGGGCGAGTCTATGTCTATAGGGAGTACGCCGCAAGAAGGGAAAAAGTATCCACTTGGGCAGCAAACGTTGGACGTCTATCCAAAGGAGAGAATCTTGTCGATGTCGTCCTCGACCCTTCAGCCTGGGATAATCGCGGTGACGATAAAACGATTGCTGAACAATTCATGGAGTATTCCAAACTCGAAGCGAGGAAAGCAGCCAACGACAGAATCAGTGGAAAGGTTCTCGTCCAGGAGTACTTACGTTGGAAACCAAGGCCACCGCGAGAGGTTCCCCCAGAGGGTTACAGCACAGATGTTGCAGTCCGTATTTTTCGGTGGCAAGGATTGGAAGCCTACGAGGCATACAATAATTTGTTCCGTGAGGACAAAGAAGATGTAGCCATTCTTCCTCGTTTGCAAGTGTTCAGTACTTGTACAGAATTACGTCGAGCCATTCCTCTTTGTGTATATGATGAGAACCGCAAGGAGGATGTTGCTCCATTTGATGGAGATGATCCATATGATGGATTGAGATATGGACTCCAAGCATGTGAGAGAGCATCAGCGGCTAGTGCAGAGGGAGTCAAGCTACGACAGCAATTGGAGAAAGTCCTCAAACTTCGTGAAACTTCACCAACAAGTTTCTACATCCAAATGGATAAAGTAGAGAAAGAGATGGAAGCGGAGGATTCTCCTGCTCCTTTAGTGAGAGGGGGACGAAGGGCACAATATGATCATCCAGATTGGGAGCGATGAAATCCTTGACAAGTTGAGAGCTTTGGAGATTCAACTGGAACGTTTGAATATTGTGGTCAGCAACATGTCGGATGCCATTGCAAAGTTGAGAGAAGAAACTCCAATTGAGGATTTCAAACCTGTGCCTCCACGGGTAATTCCTTGGGAACAAACCAAGGCAGTACTTGAGAAAGCGTATGAGGTAGAATAACATGCCAGCAGTGAGTGCCAAACAATATGCGTTCATGCAAGCTCATGCTCATGGTAAGGGTTTGGGTGGACCATCTCCTGAAGTAGCTCGTGAGTTCATTGCAAAGACTCCTGAAGCGAAACGAAAGAAATTTGCAAAGGCATTAGCAAGGAAGAGAAAGAGAGATGCCTGACATAACTACGATCGTAAAACCTTTATTGGATTTATTCAATCCTCCAACAGGATACGATCCTGAGTATGTTAGAAGCCTACCACAAAGAATGGTACCTCCTTTACCTCTTGCGGCCGATCAATCCAGATGGTCAAGGAATAAGAATTTTGAGTTTACCCTTCCTTATAAACATCTGGCATTTCAAGAACATCCTCAAGCTGGAGCATTAACATATCCCAGTCCTAAATATCAATGGGCTGGAAAATCTTATTCCGCATTTCTTCCAGAAGAGTACGAAAATCCCGTTGCACAAACGCACGAGAGGATTCATGCAGTTGTTGCTGACACAACGGGAAAAACTCAAGATGATATAATTCGTGATCCTCTTGGAGAAGAGGCAGCCACTTATTATCTGACTGAGCCTGAGAGATTGCAAGAATCCGCTCGTGGATTGGGAAAATCCTGGTTAGATGTGTTATCAACACGGTATCCTGAAGTTTACAAAGAAGTCGTGAAGCTTAGTAAGGAGCTCAATGCCAAGAGACGACGCTAACAATATACATCTCTCTGAAGAGTTGCAGGATGCTCTTAAGGAAATACTCCGTCAATGTGAGAAGGAGGAGAAGAGTATTCGTAAGCGTCAACTCAAAAAGTGGAAGAAGAATGAAGAATTTTGGCATGGACTTCAACACATCTTCTGGTCGGAAAAGAATGAAGGCTGGATGTCCGTTGCTGACATGACTCAGCGTGAGCTATCACAACAGTCAGGTCTCAAATCTCTGTATGATTATGTCATCAACATCTATAAGGCACATGGGGAATCTATCATCTCTGCTTTGGCGGCCAAAATTCCAGGTGTTCGATTTCCACCAGATGATGCTGACAATGAAGAAGATGTAGCAACGTCGAAGGCATACACGCGTATTACTGATTTGATTTATCGACACAATCAAGTGGAGACTTTGTTTCTCCATGCATTGTTCCTCTTGTACAATCAACCAATGATTGCATCGTATCACTACTTGGATACTGATAAATCCTATGGAACTATACAAGCTCCTGATTACAAAGAAGTTCCAGTATGTCCAAGTTGTGGAGAGGTTCGAGATACTCCTACTTGTATCCAGTGTGGTTCTTTGGATCCTCCAGTGATGGAAACGAGAGCAGTTGGAGTAGTTGAACTTCCTAAATCTAGAGCTATCATGGAAGTGTTTGGTCCACTCAATGTCAAGGTAACCATGAGTGCTCCCAAACAGCGTGATCTTGGATATGTCATTCTTTACACGGATCAACCAATTGATCTAATCAAAAGCATTCACCCGCACTTGGAAGAAAAGCTAGGAGATGAGGATGAGATAAGTTCAGAACGTCAAGCCAGATCTTCGTCTCAACATGCGGCTGATTTCATAGCAGGTGAGAGCTTCAACGTTGTTGTCAAGCGATGCTGGTTCCGTCCATGGAAATATAATATCATTAAAGATAAAGACATTCGTAAGAAGCTTCAGGAGAAATTTCCAACTGGATGCTTTGTGATTTTTGTGGGCAACAATGATTTGTATGCCCAAGCCAGAGATGAGGATTTGGATGATCATTGGTGCATTGGAAAAGCAACTTTGTCTCGATTCGTAATTGGAGATGCGATTGGACAACCAATTGTTCCTCTGAATGAAATGAAGAATCAGTTGGCAACGCTGACAATGGATACCATTGATCATAGTGTTCCAACCACATTCGCAGATCCCAGAGTAGTTAACTTCAGAGCATATAGAGATTCTGAAGCTGCTCCTGGAATGTTGGCACCCGCAAAACCACGTCCTCCCAATTATAATCTAAGAGATTCTTTCTTCACAGAACCAAGAGCTGTCCTTCCAAAAGAGATGACTCTGGTAAACTCTGCAATTGAGAGAGATGCACAGTTTACTCTTGGTTCATTCCCATCAATCTATGGTGGACCAGCAGAAGGCAAAACTCGAACTCTTGGTGAGTATGCTACATCCAAGCAAATGGCTCTCCAAAGACTTTCCATCATCTACAAAATGGTCTCTTTTTGGTGGGCCAAAGCAGTGTATCTCACTGCTAGAATGTTTGCCAAAGCAATGGTGGAAGATGAGAGATTCACCAAATATTCTGGAACTAGCTATGTCAATGTCTGGATTCGTAAGGGAGATTTGACTGGTAAGATTGGAGAGGTCGAACCTGAGTCCTCTGATTCTTTCCCAGTGTCTCTGACACAAATTCGTGACATTTTGTTGGAACTCATTACTCTAAACAATGAGTATGTCAATGCAGCACTATACCATCCAGAGAATGCAAAGTTGATTGCTCAATCTCTGGCCATGCCTGAGTTCAAGATTCCAGGAGAACTCCAAAGATCCAAACAAGCAATTGAAATCAATGATTTGCTGCAAAGTGAAGCAGATGAGATGGGATTTCCATCTATAGTGCCGGATCCTGATGTGGATGATCATGTCATTCACATTGAAGTGTTGCGGACTTTCTTGGTAGATCTTCCTGGAATGGAAGCCAAGAAATCCAATCCAAAAGGTTATCAAAACTGCATTGCACATCTGCGTCTCCATAAGATGATGCTGATGCAATCTCAAGGGGTGCCAAGTGGTTCTGTTCAGTCAAGTAACACTTCCAACGAGTCTGACAGTGTACAATCTGAGAACGCTACTTGAAGCGGCTGGAGTAGTGGGAACTGATGGAGTTTTACCATCTCAAGTCTCACAATTGATTCTCCAATCAGATTCAAGTAATGGATCTGCGTCTATTCGTGTTGGTGGAAGTTCTCTGGCTCCTACTACTGGGTTCGTTTTGTCATCTAGTGATGCATTTGGACTTGGTCCAATGAATCTCAACATATTGAGCACTGCTGCTGTTTACGTAATGCCCAGTTCAAACAATTTGAAACTGAACGTTTGCATGGTGACAAGATGAAGCGCCTTTTGATTTTCTTGGCTTTCGTGTCCCTTGGAAACGCACAAGTGTTTTCCTCTAGAGCTAAACGTGTTGTCACTGGAACATCTCTCCCAACTACTTGCGACCCCAATCTTGGGGAGATTTTCTTCAAGACTACCAGTGCCATTGGACTGTATCAATGTACTTCTGCTAACTCTTGGGTATATCTTGGTCCTGGAAGTGGATCTGTGACCAGTGTTGGTCTCTCTTTACCTGGAGAGTTTGTTGTTACAGGATCTCCAGTGACTACAAGCGGAACTCTCACTGGAAATTGGGTGAGTCAATCTGCTAATACATTTCTTGCTTCTCCAAATGGAAGTGCAGGTCTTCCATCCTTTCGATCTATTGCAGCAGCAGATATCCCATCTGGGATAAATGCAACGAAAATTGGGAGTGGAACTGTCACCAATACAGCATTTGGGTACTTGGCTAATGTTACCAGTGATGTACAAACACAATTAAACGGCAAGGCATCAACTACACACACTCATACATTGGCAGGAGATGTGACGGGAGATATTTCATCCAACACTGTAACAAAGATACAGAATAGAGCCGTTTCTAGTACTGCTCCTTCAGACACTCAAGCCTTAGTATGGAGTGCAGCCAATAATCAATGGCAACCCAGTAATGTTTCTGGATCAGGTGCCACGATGGTCTCTCAACTTGGAGACTTTTCAGTTACCCGCACTTCCTCAACAGTTCTGACCATTGGTGCAAATTGCTCTTCAACCACTCCATGCAATGTTCGCTTTGGAGCAACTACATACAGGATTACAAGTAGTGCTACAGCCACAATCAGTGCTGGAAGTGGAACCTCTTACATTTATGTAGATGGAGCAGGAGTCATTTACGTAGCTGATTCGTTGACAGTAGTTTGTTCTGGATGTACTCATACAAGTGGGTCCAGTTTCCCAACAACTGCTATTCCAGTTTGGACTTGGACTGCTACAAGTGGAACTTGGGATGCAAGTGGAGGACTTGATTATCGTGCCATGATCAGTGCCAAGAGAATCACCAATGGCACGAATATCTCTGTTTCTGACTCAGGGACTGATGCACAAGTTGGAGTTGACACTGCATCTGCTCTTAGTTGGACTGGAAGCGTTAACTTCTCTGGTGCTGCCAGTACAATCTCATGGAAGACAGGCACTTCACTTCCTTCTACTTGCTCCGTCGGTGAGTCTTTCTTCAAGACAAATGCATCGGCAGGACAAAATGTATATGGTTGCACGGCAACTAATACCTGGACGCTACAAGGTGGGAGTGGAGGAGGTCTAAACTACTTTGATCACACTGTATTTCATGAAGTAGAACAGTTCTGCGGAACCACAGACACGGCGCTTGCGATTGGAACCCAAACCAGGTGGGGAACCACCGGAATTGGAGGCGGAACGGCAATAGCGGCACCGAATGCCGGAGACGCACAGCATGTGTGTACGGCAAGACTGGGAACAGGTTCAACCGCCGGACAGGGGACTGGATTCTATGAGTATCCAACTGCGCAGATAATCAATCCAAATACAAACTACACGTGGCAGGTCGAGTACATATTTATGCTGGAGTCTACTGCTAGTATTAGGGTGAAAGTGGGTCTCACGGACCAATCGAACACTATTACTCCAACTAACTTCATTGGTCTTCGTTTTGATACGAATCTTGGAGATGCTGCATTTCAGTACCAAGCATGTACTTCCGGGACCTGTACAACGACTTCATCGGGAGTAGCTCCATCCGCTTCAACCTTTTATCGAGTTCGTATGAGAGGAACTGCGTCAGGTACCTGGGCATTCTGCCTGAATGCGTGTGGGACGGAGACTACAATCAACACCAATGTTCCTACGGCATCATTGACTCCCGCTGTGATGATTGCTACCGACACCACGGTGGCGAAGTTCATGCAAGTGGATAAGTTCGAAATTGAGAGGACTGGACTGAGTGCATACTAATGCAATGAGATTATTACTTCTCATACTCTTCCTTGTTGGCTCTCTTTCTGCTACCGTCCGCAACGTGAAGACTGATTGTGGAGCAGCGGGAGATGGCTCTACTAATGATGCTCCTGCATTTCAGACCTGTATTAATAACTCCACATCAGGAGATACTGTTTACATTCCGGCCAGTACTTATCAGGTAAATTCAACAATTTACTTGAAGACTGGCGTGGCTATGCAAGGAAACAGTTCCCCTACAATACAAGGGCTCACTGGTGGTATGAGGATATTTGAGGTTCCAGCCTCGTCGAGTAATATCTCAGTTACTGGGATAATCTTCAAGTATGGTGGGATCTACCTTAACTCTTCTTCCTCCATTGTGATTGATAGTTGTACGTTTCGTGACATCCTTAACTCTAGTGGCGACACGTCGTTGAAGACAGGTATTACAATGGGTGATGGAACAGATGGGGTGACCATTACCAATAACTACTTCTATAACATCCTAGAGGGAGGTTTGTATGATACAACTGACCGGACTGCCAATGGCATACAGGGATGGAAGGCAAAAAATGCCACCATTCAGTACAACACGTTCGAGCGGTTGAATCAAGGCATCTCTTGGACTTTGAGCACTAGTTTTGCTTCTACAGGGAATAATATCTCCTACAATACATTTACTCAGATACATAGGATGGGCATTGAGATTCAGAACTGTTGTTGGGGTGGTACTCTTCAGGAGAATGAGTTCGGCAACTGGTTGGCTCCATATTGGAACACGTTTGGAATGTCTGTAGTATCAGACAGTTCCACAAACCTTACCACAATACGACGTAACAAGGTAGTAGCCAATCCAGCCTCTACGAGTAGATATGGCTATGCCTATGAGGTATCCGGGAACAACACTACTGCGCAGTACAATAGCTATTATGTGACCGACGGTGATGGTACAGTTGCAGGAATATCCATTGGTAATGCTACAGGGTTAGTGGCCAATAATAACTACCTGTGCGGCACAATGAGTTGGGGAGCAGTCACATTGGAAGGTACTTGTACAGGTTGCACGACTACCCCTAATACTATCTTGAATAGTGGATGTGACGCTACTGCACCTACTATTACAAACGTGCAGTCTTCGGTTGCTGGTTCCAATGTGACCATAACCTGGACCACAAATGAGGGTGCAGATTCGCAGGTTGAGTATGGCCCGACGACTTCGTACGGGACTAAGAACACGCGGAATGAAACCCTTGTTACTAGTCATTCAATGGTATTAAGTGGACTCTCAAATGGAACCTATCATTATAGAGTGATAAGCTATGACCAAGCTCTCAACAAGTCTGTCTCCAGCGACTATTCCTTCGTTGTGGGTGGTGATCCAATTGCTGTTACAGTGGTTGGAACCACAGCGACGCAGGCAATTCTTCGATACAAGGCCACGAGCGATGCTGCTTGTACTGTTGAGGTCTCTCCTTCCTCCAGCTACATTCCACTTGTACATGATGTGAATGCTAATCTGTTCAGTGGAGAAAACTCTGATGCTAGGAGTAGTTCAGCTAACATAGGACGATTGCGGCAATTCGTTGTGGGGGCTAACACTGTAGCATGGTCGTCGGTTGATGGAAGGAGGTATAGTCGGGCATTGCAGGCTGACACTTTGTACTATGCCCGCGTTACCTGTGGAACAGACGTAGGAGAGACAACGTTCCGCACGGCTAATTCTCCAACTGGAATGACTCGAACCTCGAATGGGGTAGCGGCAGACCCAAATCTCTCAGGGGCATATCTCCATCCCACACCTGGATGGAAGGGTGTGCGGAATGCGACGGTCAACACATCTGGAACGACAGTGACGTGGGTGAGTGGAGACTACTTCAATCCGAACTGGAGGATTGGGGCGTCCATCGTTATTAACTCTGTATCCTACAGTCTTGTAGGTGTTGTGAGTCCTACTTCTCTTATATTAGCAACCAGTGCAGGGACGCAGTCGAGCGTATCGTTGAGCGCTTCTGATAGAGATGAACAGCTTATTGATCCTCAGACAGGGATACTCATTCGGCGATTATCAATGCCTGGAGATCAGACCGACGACCACACGGGTGGACTGTTCACGGCGGCGGTTGGCTCGGCCTGGACGAATCCGAG